GCTACTCGGGCTGCCCGAAGTGACGAAGGGTTCAAGCAAACCATTAAGAATTATTTTACAGAGGCTGGCGAGAAAGCAGAGCAAAGGATTGCAGACAGAGGGACTCGGCTTACTTCCGGTGTTGACCCTACGGCGACTCTTGATGAGCTCATCGCAGCTCTGAGTCGAGGGGTAAGTGGTCGTCAGAAAAATTCTCTTACTGAGTTTATTAAAAACAACCCTGACGGGTTCACTTTAGATCTTTCTGGACAGCCGACTCCTGCCGAAGGTTTCGTAGTTGCTCCGCTCAAGCCAACAGAAATCATTGTAGGCGGTCAGGATTTAGATATAGACGCTGAAGAACAGTTGATAGATAATGTCATGGATCTGACGCAAGCAAGTCGCGGAAAAGTTTATGCCGGCGGTTGGTTTGACTCAAAAAACAACCGATACGTTTTAGACGCCACACAGGTTCAGACTGATCGTGATGATGCTGTATACACAGCGGCGGCAGGAAAACAAGACGCAATTTTTGATCTGGGGGAGATAGATGAAATCAGAACAATTGATGCGCTCAAAGACTTCCGGGAAAGAGGTGTTTTCGATCTTAGACGGTTCGATGACGCGAGAAGAAATCAGGAACAACTTGAGGCGAACTTTGAAAGCACAAGGATTCAGAATCAAAGGCGAGCAAGAGACGACACAGAAGAGGTCGTAGCGCAACCAACGCCCAGCATACCTGAAACCTTAACTCCCGCTGTCAACGCAAAAGAATCCCAAGACGCTATACCTCAGGCGGGTAAGCGCTTGGTAGTTGATGACGTTGGTAAATATTTCGTAAATAAAACAGTCGAGAGGCATGGAAGAAAGTTAGACCCCATCAACTCTGAAGATGACTTCCAGATACTTTTATCTGATGGGGTATCAGATGTCTCCTATCAACTGAACCAACCAGAGACAGGCGAGTTTTGGTATGACCAAGACATCGCAGACTCATTTGAGCTCACTCGCAGAGTTATCCCCGAAATTGGTGTTGACGAAGGCTTGCGTGTTGTCTTGAGCGCAATGGTTTCAGCAACATCCCCGCTTACAAGAGCACCGGCTAACTGGCAGAACGGCGTCTCTGTTTTAGAAGAGTTTATGGAAAAAGGGGTGATATCGGGTCGGAATCCCCAAAGCGGCAAGTACTTTGGGGGGACACGCGGGCCAGTGATAGAAAAGAGCCTCAAGCTGCTGAATTATCTTCTCGAAACAAAAGGTGTACAGGGAACCGCAGAGTTCCTGCTCGACGGGCACACAGTGTCTGAGCTGACATCCATAAGGCAAGCCAGCGGTCTTTATTCACCGACCAACAAAGTTGCTGGCAAAGCGGGTGATCAACGATTAGGGGCGTTTATTTTTGGAGAGAAGACCGGGCCTTTTATGCTCAACATCAACGGCCTCAAAGAAACGACAGCAGACCTTTGGTACACAAGAACTTACAATCGGTACACGGGTAAGCTTTTTGATACGCCAGACGGCAGTATGATTGGTAGTCCCCGGAACATGGCTGAGCGCGAAAACATGAAGAGACTTGCCAGAGAAATAGGCGAGGAGCTCAATCGCCCAGAGCAAGCTATTCAAAGTATACTATGGTATCTGGAGCAGCAACTTTATTACTCGCTCGGAGTAAAATCAGCAAGATCGGAGGCATTCAGCGATGGAGCAAAACAATTCGTCAGTAATCGAGGAATCTCAGCGAGCATTCGTAGAGGCGATGAAGATTAAACTCGCAGAGAACAAAAAAGCTTTGCAAGAAAAAGGAGTTGCCCCTTATGAGTTTGACAGATCGAAACTTCAGCAGAATGACAAGAAGACATGACACCGACTGAGCAAGCAGCCAAAGCAGCACAGCTCGGTGGGGTCACTGAGTTTGCTGACACTAATCCAAAGTCACTTGATGGTACTCAGGTTGCTGGCGTGGCAAGTAGGTTAATCAGGGAAGCTCTAAAAGACGCAGAGATTGAGAAGCGGGTTAGTGAGCCGCCTAAAGACAGACCACCAGCCAGAGTCCCGACCCCCTCTGAGCAAGAGCTTGTAGAGACAGGAGAATATTCTGCAAGACAGGAGGAGGCGAAAAGAGCTTTAAGCCCAGAGGGCAGGCAAAGACTTGAGGAAGCTGGTGGCGAGACAGGCATAGCTCTTCAAATGCCAGGGGCGCAGATTGATCTTGACCAAGATGCTTTAGATGCGATGCAGCCTCAGCCTAAACCAAGCGTTGCTGAGCAACGTGCTGAGCTGATCAATAAGCGCGGTCAAGATGCTATTCGTAGTAAAAAAGACGCTTTAGTCCCAGAGGGTGACGCAAAAGACTTACTTGAGATCTACTCTAATCGGGGCGTTATCGTATCGTCGGATGAGGGCATCGATTTCAACTTTGAAAACATCGAGACTACAGAAGATGTGAACAACGTGATCAACGCGACGAGCTTGATTTATGAGTCCCCTCAAGAAGCGGCGAAACGTGGAGTGCAAACAAACGTCCAGACCATTGATGAAGCAGCCCAGGAACTGGCTGATGAAATAGGATTTACAAAAAGAATCCTTAGAAAAAAAGTTGGCACACTGCTCAACGCAGCGGAGATGGTTGCTCTGAGAGAAATTCTTGAGAAGTCTGGCAATCGTGTTGCAAAGATCGCTCAAGAGATCGTTGATGGGAATAACAGTGACTTGAAGCTTGTAGAGCTGAGACAAGCGATGGGGTTACATACGGCTTTGCAGATGAAGGCGAAAGGAAACCAGACAGAGATTGCGAGAGCTTTGCAGTCCTTCAAGATTCCTGTCGGCACTGAAGATCTTGCGAAAGCAGCCGCTGAAGCCCTTGTTGATACTGGTGGGAAGAATGCAGCTATCTCTTTAGCTAGAGGATTTTTAGATATACGACAAAAAAGCGGTAATGCTGCCGCGAATCAGTTTGTTGCTAAAACTGCTTTTAGAGGATTGGGCGGTGTCTATCACGAGGTATTCATCAATGGACTGCTGTCTTGGTTCCCTACCCACTTTAAAAATACGCTCTCAACTCCGCTGTTTATAACGTACGACACTCTGTCTGATTTGGCTGGCGCGAGCTATGGCACTTTGGCAAGAGGGCTCTCCCGCAACCCTGATCCGACAGGGATTCACTTTGAGGATATCGCCGCAAGACATTTGGGGATGATAGAGGGTATGAAGGATGCCTGGTTGGTTGCTAGCAAAGTATTTAGAACAGAGATGCCAACTGGGTCGTCAAAGGCAGAGGCTGCTAATTATCGAGCGATTACTAAAGAAAAAATATTTTTTAACGGCAAATCTGCTGAAGAAATGCCGCTAGCTGGTGAGTTCATCGATCATCTAGGTCGGATCATCCGCGTTCCTGGCAGACTGTTACAAGCGCAGGATGAGTTTTGGGCTGCCATGTTAGCGCGAGGCACTCTCTACGAAGAGTCTGTACGTCAACTCAGACTTAGCAAATCTCTTGGCAAAACAGACGAAGACGCTCTGGATGACGGGCTGATGGTTATGATTGATCCTAATTACTCAAGTGAAACGATCGATCACAGGAGAAAATATATTACCTTGACTCAAGATGTTGGGGCAGACCCACAAAGCTCCGCAGGAGAACAGTTCATAGGGAGAGGAACGCGATTCATCCAGAGACTTCCGTTAATTGGTCGTTATCTTGTTCCTTTTGGGAGGGTTCCGACGAACACCGCTCTGATTGTTGCTCAAAATCATCCTGTGATACAGCTCGCAAACCCTAGGGCTTTAGCTAATTTAGCAGGAAAAAATGGAGCAAAGGCAAGAGATCGTGCGGCTGGGAAATTGACTTTGGCAATTGGAACGAACGCGATATTTTATAACCTCGCAATGAATGGTAGATTGACGGGCGCAATGCCTGATAAGCAATCCGTTCGCAATCAACTACCCCCAGGATGGAAGCCGTGGAGCTTGGTGTTCAGAGGGGACAATTTTCCTGTCGATGCTGATGGAGATCCCTTGCCGCTGTATGACGCCAAGGGCAGACCGAATGGACCGCTTGAGTATTACAGTTATCAGGGTTTAGAACCTGTCTCTGCTTTCATCGGGATTGCAGCAGACACGATTGAAATTAGACGAAGATATGCTGACCCAGCAAAAAGAGAGAATCTTTTGTCTGCTCACGCTCTGGCCGTCAAACACTATTTTCAAGATTTACCTTTTTTGCAGGGTATCGGTGATGTGATGCGCTCAATTGAATACGAAGATCCATCCATCCTTTTCAATCCCTTGAATAATTTTGTCGGGCCAGTGCCACTTCCATTTTCGGCGGCGTTTAGGAATGTGGAAACAGCACTTGATCCAAGGATCAAAAAGCCTTCAGAGCAGCTTGAGTACTATTCGATTGAAGACGTTGATCAGATTTATAATGAGGGAATTGAGGCAGGAGTTTTCGATTCTGCGATAGATGAGATTCCATATTATCTGGTTGGAACGGTCAAACCAAAAACTATCGGCGGCGAAATGGTGGGTTCGGGGCTGAATCTTTGGCTAAACCAAACCCGAAACTTGCCGTATTTAAAAGAAGATGACGGAGATTATGAGACGCTTATTGATGTTTTCGGCAAAGAAATTGAGCGTAGCGTACCCTTTGGCGTAAACCCAATGCAAGCGATGTATAACTCAGTTGTCCCGTTCAAGTATTCTGCTGGGGACAAGTTTACTGATTTTCAGACAACCTTGATGGATTTGGGGATGCCTTTGACCAACGGTCCAGTATCAATCGACGGGATTACGCTGCCGCTGGTTATGCGCTCAGAAGTTGCGAAGCTAGCGAAGAATGATGAGATTCAACTGCAATACTTTCGAGAAGACAAGGGAACCTATGAGATGTATGGGTTCAGCCAGTATCTGGAGGTGAAGCTTGCAGAGCCATACTTCAACAGCCTTCCAAGAGAGAAAAAAATCAATAAAATAAAACAAATAGAAAGGCGTTTTTATCAGGCTGCATTCCAACAGCTCGCAGCCGAAGATCGGTACTCAAACGTCTTGGATGCAATTATGGAACGGCAAGTCGTAAGGGAGTAACCCATGACAGTATCAAGCACAACCAACAAGGTAAGTTACTCGGGAAACGGGTCAACTACCGTTTTCGCGTACACCTTCAAGATATTTGCTGATGCTGATCTGAAGGTCTTCATCAGAAGCTCAGCGGGTGTAGAGACTCTCAAGACCCTGACGACTCACTACACAGTGTCTAACGCGGGTAACGCAAGCGGCGGGAATGTGACCTTCACTACTGGTAACACGCCAGCATCAGGTGAAACGGTGGTGATCCAGCGTGAACTCGCCCTGACCCAGGGTACAGACTATGTAGAAAACGACCCATTCCCTGCGGAATCGCATGAGGATGCGCTCGACCGACTGACCTTCATTACGCAACAACAGCAGGAAGAGATTGATCGGGCGATCAAGGCATCGGTTACCAATACGATTTCATCGACAGAGTTTGCAATCTCTGCCTCAGATCGTGCAAACAAGATACTCAGCTTTGACGGTTCGGGTGACTTGACGGTCACCGAGGGTAAGGTGGACACGGTAAGCACCTCTGTCTCTGCTGTGTCGGCAGGAGGAACGCCCACAGCAAGTGCTACATTCACTGCAAGCAGTGGCGCTTTGGCGTTAGCTTTCGGGTTGGTCACAGGCAACACCGGAGCCACAGGAAGCACAGGAAGCACAGGTGCTGCGGGAACAGATGGGTCAAACGCCGGTTTAGCGATGACCTTCAGCAACTCTACCTCTGATGCTGATCCAGGGAACGGTAAATTAGCTTTTAACAATGGAACAATCAGTTCGGTCAGCATTTTGTTTATTGATGATGTTGACGATAATTCCGTAGACATCTCTGGATTCGTGCAGTCATTTGATGATGTGACAAACTCAACAGCTAGAGGAATCATCCTGATCACAAAGGAAGGCACTCCATCAACCTTTGCTTTGTTCAAGGTCAGTGGTGCGGTGACCGATGCTTCTGGCTACACCAAAGTCCCTGTAACACACGTTGTCAGCAATGGCAGTTTCAGCAACACAGATGGGATTACGCTATCGTTTTCATACTCTGGAGCAGATGCATCTGGTTCATTTACACTCTCAGACGGATCAACAACGCAAGCGGTTGCAAACGGCGACACCCTGACAGTCACCTCGGGCGAAGGGATTGATGCGACAGTCAGTGCGACAGATACCCTGACTATTGCAGGAGAAGACGCAACAACCAGTAACAAAGGTATTGCGTCATTCTCCAGTGACAATTTTTCTGTTAGTTCAGGCGCGGTCACAATCAAGAATGCGGGGGTTGATCTGACCGCAGAAGTAACTGGGACGCTGCCGCTCGCAAATGGTGGGACAGGGGCTACAAGCCTGGCAGGGGCAAACATTGTAGCGACTAACGCGCAGAATACATTTACCAAAGCGCAGCTTCCAAGCACCTTTAGCGGCACAAATCTTACATTAGACTTTGATACATATCAGAACTTCATCTTAACTTTGTCGTCAGGATCAAACACTCTTGCGGAACCAACGACCGAAGGGTCTCAGATTGGTCAGACAGGAACTATAATATTTATTCAACCTAGCTCTGGCAGCGCAGGGACAGTCTCTCTGCATGGAGATTATGAGACTCCAGGATCAGCCACTTTAACTCTTTCGTCAGGAAACAATGATTACGATGTCGTGGCTTATATTATCAAAGCAGACAACAGTATTCTGCTTTCTTCTCCACAGTTAAATTTTGGTTGATGATATGTTTAATTCAGCACAATGGTTTACTACGCACGAATTTATCGTAACCAACTCTTTGAATTTTCAGTCTGGGAACAATGCGCAATTAAGCAGGACTCCAAGCAGTAGTCCAACTCCAAATCGACGGACATTCACATTTTCGACGTGGATCAAGCGCACAGCCGCCGCTAATGGTGATAAGTATGTGTTCGGAACTACAACCGCAGAAGGTGACGGATTTGGATTCAGCGATAATAAAATAAGAGTGCTTTTGAACGGATCGAGCGATGGTTTTTTGACTTCAAGTACGACCTTGACTGATACAAGCAGTTTTCATAGTTTGATTTTTGCGGTAGACACCACACAAATCACAGCTTCAAACAGGGTGAAAGCCTATCTCGATGGTAATGAAGTATCATTCGATGTGCACGCATCCTATCCTGACAGATTTTATGATTGTGATATCAATAATGCAGAACCAAATACCGTTGGAAATGGTCATGGAAATCAAAGAATCAACGCTAAACTTGCAGAGACAAACTTTATTGAAGGTGCGCAATTAGACGAAAGTAGTTTTGGTAAAACCTCTGGCGGAGTTTTCATTCCGATTGATACAAAAGACCTTACTTTTGGCAACAATGGATTCCGATTACAGTACAAACAAACTGGAACCGGAACAGCATCAGCTTCGACAGTAGGAGCAGATACGTCTGGAAACAATAATCATCTCACATCAAGCGGTATATCAGATTCGGACATTAGTACGGACGCACCATGAGGATTTTGCAATGGGTTGGAAACTAGGCGATAAAATAATCAAAGAGGGTCAGGCGTTTGATTCGGCTGATGGGAGCGTTCGTCACCCGTCTTGTTGGTCAACTCATTGGTCTGATGAAGTCAAAAAAGCAAACGGCTTAAGATATGTCAATACCGACTACGATGACCGTTTTTATACTGGAGTGAAAGATGACGGGAGCCTTATCAAGAAAGATGTCGCAAGTATCAAAGCAGTCGCAACAGCAACCATCAAAGCACAAGCTCAAGAAATCCTACGAAGCACCGACTGGTACGTCATTCGGAAAAGTGAAACAAACAAAGAAGTACCAGATACCGTGGCAAATTACAGAACGGCTGTTCGAACTGCGTCAAAAACTATCGAAGATGCAATAACAGCGGCTAACACTCATGCAAAGGTTATGGCTTTGTATGATATCCCTGATGGCGGCACAGTTGCACCGATCAACGATTGGCCGGAGGAAATCTGATGGATAATCGCACTGTGGCTTCAGCACATTCACAGATCAACAAAGTTCAGTCTAACCTCGCAACGCATGAAGCAGTTTGTGCGGAACGATGGGCAGAGATGTTGCATCGTGTAAAGCGTATCGAAATGATCATGATCTCCACTGCTGGGGCATCCCTGCTCTTGCTGATATCGCTTGTACTAAGATCGTGATCTTTGAAGCCATTGCAGTAGTTCAAACCGCCAACACCGCGATTGGTGCGGTAAAAGAGCTACTCAAGAATGGCAAAGACATCACTGATTGTGCTGAGCAGCTTGGTAAGTATTTCGACGCAAAAGCAGAGATACAGAAAAAATCAGGTAGCTCGCAGTCAAGTGGTTCAGATTTAGAAAACTTTCTCCACCTCGAAAAGTTGCGCCAACGCGAGGAAGAGTTGAAGACCCTTCTGATATATCAGGGCCGGGCTCGCCTATATCAGGACTTCCTCAGGTACGCAGCAGAAGCCAAGCGTAATCGTGATGAAGCAATCGAAGCACAGAAGAAAGCCAAGATCGCAAAGCGTCAAAGAAACCTGGCTTTGTTACGGTCTATGGTTATTGTATTTGTATGTTTGTTGGGATTGGCTTGTGTCGGTGGCTTTATATATTGGATCGCTTCTTTGAAGGCAGTATGACGCAGAAGAAACTACAAAAAGAATCTATCTACGCTGAATATGATAAAGACGGTGATGGTGTCATTAGTGACGAAGAGATGTCCCGCATCACATCAATCAAAGAAACTGAGACAGCCTTACGCAAAAATTTAGCGCAGTTGCGTATGGCACGATATACCTTGGTTGCTATGGGGGTATTTACGGGTGCTATGTTTTTTGTGCCAATAGAGCGGGTGCAAGCTTTGTCTGATATCAGCAACCTTTTTTATATATCAGGCGCAGGTATCGTGGGCGCATATATGGGGACAACAGCTTGGCTAAATAAAAAATGATCTATGTGTTTGCGCTAATCGTGATGACCGGAGAAGGAACGGTCATTCCTGACAAGAAAGCGTATTTTTACTCCATCGACAGGTGTAATTACTTTGCAGATCGCGTGAGCCGTACACGATACAACTATTGGACAAAGCGCAAGGTGCAAGCGTACTGCATCCCTGAGTGGGTCAATCCAAGAAACACTAAGATACTGAGGTGATTATGATATTAGGTGCATTAGGAAAAATACTTGGCAGTGAGACGGTTATCAAGAAAGGCATGGACTTGATTGATGACATGCATACTTCTGAAACTGAGTCGATTGAAGCGAAGACCCAAGCCAAGGTAGCCTTGATGAACTCGTATGCCCCATTTAAGGTGGCCCAGCGGTACCTCGCGCTGATGTTCGGTTTGACTTATGTATCGTGTTTTATCATAGTCCTCGCTATGACACTGACCGGAAAGGGCGATCCTTCCTCTGTGTCCCAGGTGATGGAGCAGTTTCAAATTAACTACGCCATGCTTCTAATCTTGGGTTTTTATTTCGGAGGAGGCTGCATAGAGTCTTTTCAGAAGAAAAAGGATAAGTAAATCATGCCTGAGTCCTTAATGAAAAAAAATAAAAACCCATACCAAAAATACATGGGATTGTCTTGGATGAAGAGAGCCTTGAACCCAAGCACGCCAACGACAAAAAACAACAAAACTATATTCACGGAATCAAACGAATTCCAAGGCAAAGAGATCCTTTACCCCACAGTCAGAATGATTGACGGGAAACTGGCCGAGCTTAGTAGCAAGCAAGCGTTTGATATGGCAGTTAAAAACAAAGACTTTATTATCTTTCAGGATGGGCGATCTGCAAATAACTTTGCGAAAGGGCTGACAGACTACATATCAGAATTAAGGAAAAAATAATGGCTAGATCTTTGATGCGGAAGTTCCGCGAAGTCAAAAAGAAAGATGGTGTCCCCGTCAAGTATACTGCTGGTGCTGCCAACCCAGAAGCCAGGAGAGCAGAGATCAAGCGCACAGCGGAGAAGTACCGTAAGGGTACGCTCACCAAAGAGGAGATGGACCGCATCTCGAGGCGGCGGAGTAAAGGATAATGGCTACATACAAAGGCATATCAAGTCGCTTCAGTACGGAAACCATGAAGAAGGTCTACAAGCGTGGGCTTGGCGCGTATTATTCTGCGGGCTCAAGGCCAAAGGTTTCGGCTCACCAGTGGGCAATGGGAAGACTCAAATCATTTGTCACAGGCAAGGGTGGT